CGCCAGCCGCGTCCACTTCACCACCTCCGGCCAGGTCCGCGTGCGCAGCTGCGCCTCGGTGTTCGCCGTCAGCATCACCCGGGCATCGACCATGGTGGACAGGCCCCACCACGCCAGCCAGCCGAGGAACGCGCTCTTGCCGATGCCATGCCCGCTGGCGATGGTCTTCAGCACCGGCATCATCGCCGCACCCGGCGCGTATCCGGCTTTCAGGCGTTCGCCGATGTCGCGCAGCGCCTCGACCTGCCAGTCGCGCGGCCCGCTCACCTCGGCCAGTTCGCCGCCCGGCTCACCCCACGGGTAGCAGACGCGCACGAAGCCGAGCGGATCGAGCTGGTAGCCGGCAATCAGTTCGGCGAAGCGGTCGAGCGCAGTCTTGCCGGGAGGGCGGCGCCGTTGGCTCAGGCAGTCACCAGTGACGCCGTGAACTTGTGCGCCGGCCGCATCTCGGTGCGATGCTTCTTGTCCAGCCGCTTGATGAGTGCCGGCTTGACGCCAGCCTTCAGCAGGTCAGCCACGTATCCGGCGTGATCCACGCCCACGATCGGCGCGAACACGGTCACGCTGATGACCAGCACGCTGTCGGCGTAAACGACCTCGTTGGTGCCGACCGGCAGCGGGTGCTTCAGGTGATCGGGCAGCACGTCCGCCTTGACCGCCGCGGCGTGCGCCTTGGTCCGGCGCACCTCGTCCGCCCGCAGCGCCAGCGACGCCTCGTAGTATTCCCACGCCGCCGCGTGCTGCGCTTCCTTGGTCGCGGTTTTGGCCTTGCTCCGGTTTGCGCGGGTGTCGTCGAGTGGCATTGTCAGGCTCCATCGGGCTTCTGCCGTCGCTGTTCCAGGACCTCGATCAGCTTGCCGAAGCCGAAATCACCCTCGCCTTCGACGACGATCTTCTCGCTCCAGCGCATGCGCGTCTTGCTCCACCAGATCGCCGCAGCGACGTTCTTGCCCTTGGTCGCCATCTGATACAGCGAGGCCACGACTGCGGAATTCGCCTCGGCTGCGGCGGTGTCGAGTTCATGCCGGAAGTGCTTGCGCAAGGTCGGCTGAGATATCCCGATCACTGCGGCCATCGCCGCTCGTTCAAACCCGCCCGCCACCATAACCTTGACGGTCAGGCGATCCTTGGCGGTCGGCGCGTAGGGCGGCCGGTGCGCGGGTTTCGGCGCCGGAGCTGGCGGCTTCACGGCGCGAAGTGGTGTCCGCACTCCGGACAGGCCACCACCTTGCGCTTGCCGTTCGCCGCCGGTTCGGAGGGATCGTCGTCAGGATCGCTGAACAGCGACGCGAGTTCATCGGCATCGAAGCCGATCAGGCCGATATCGAAGTTGCCCTTGCGCAGTTCGCCGAGCTCGAGGGCCAACAAGTCTTCATCCCATCCGGCCAGCTCGGCGAGCTTGTTGTCGGCGATGATGTAGGCCCGCCGCTGCGCCGCGGTGAGATGCGCCAGCTCGATCACCGGCACCGTCTCCAGCCCCAGCATCTGCGCCGCCAGGACGCGCCCGTGGCCGGCGATGATGCCGCGCTGCTTGTTGATAAGAATCGGGTTGGTAAAGCCGAATTCGGCGATCGAGGCGGCGATCCGGTCGATCTGTTCCTGCGAGTGGGTGCGGGCGTTGTTGGCATAGGGCGCCAGGCTGTCGGTGCGCTCGATGCGGTATTTCGGGAAAACCGGCGCGGCCTTTTTTATGGATGAAAGAAACTCGGGAGTGTCCGGGCCCCGCGCCCCCGCGCGCTGCGCCTCGCTCTCCTCCTTCGGCTTGTTGGGCGTGCCCTTTCGCCGCCCGCCTGTCTTGATCCCTGTAGCCACGTGAGTATTTACCTTTGTCTATGCGGTCAGGTAGCGGGCGCTACTGTCGCCGGGTCTGGCGTGAGAGTAACGAGTTGTGGTCTCTAAACTCGCATGTCCTACAGTCGCTCTGACGACATGGACCGGCGCACCACGATTGAGCGCATGTGAAACGTGAGCGTGCCGTAGCCAGTGGGTCGAGATCGACACCGGCAGCCCGGCACGCTTCGCAGCCAGTTTGACAATCCGATGCACCTGCCGGGGTTGGATCGAACCACCCTGCCGGGACAGGAACACGGAATCCTCCGGACCGGAGTTCCGGCGCAGCGCGTCCACCCGTTGCCATAGCTGAGCGGGCAGCAGGACCTCGCGCGTATCGCCGCCCTTGCCGAACACGGTGATCTGTCCTTCGCCGTTGTCGCGCGGCACCATGTCGGCCCAGCGCAGCCCGCACGCTTCGCTGACCCGCAAGCCCGCGCCATAGATCAGGCGGAGCAGGGCAGCATCACGCGGGCGCCTCACTGTCCCGAGCATCTTGAGCGTTTGCTCCTCGGTCATGATCCGCTGCGAGAGCGTGTCCTTGATCTTCGGGAGCTTCACCATCACGCCGGGATCGAAGGTCAGGTATCCGGTCTGCCGCCCCAGCTTGATGAGCGACTTCACCGCAGACAGCCGCCGCGCCACGGTCGGGGCTGCGACGTGCGCCATGCTCGCGGCATAGGCCTGGATGTCCGGCAGCGTGACCGAGGCAATCGGCTTCGCCATGAAGGCGACGAAGCGGGCGATGTCCAAGCCGTACTCCCGCTTGGTCATCTTCGACTCGTAGCGGCCCAGCCACATGGCGATCAGCCCGGTGTCGCTGTCCACCTGCGGCGGGATCGTGTCGCCGAAAACGGCGTGGCCGGTGACGATCACGGACCGTGAGGGAGAGTCCAAAAATGGGACTTGTTGGCCGCTCATTTCGGGCGATTCCAGTCTATCCACACAGCATTGTGATCGTCTAAACCGCCTCCACCGACGCTCTCGGCACTGTCACCGCGACGCCACGGCCGAGGATTTCGAGCAACAGCCGCACCCGTTTCGAGTCGGACCACTGGCAGATGCCGGTCAGGCCGATCATCGCGCCGGACGCGAGCAGCACGGCCGCGCCACTCGGGATGGGTGTGGTGCGGTCCTGTACCGGGTCCGGCGGATAGATCACCCCGTTGGGCGCGCACTGCATCCACAGTTCCTCCAGCACCCTGGCGGGAACCGAGGCAGGACGCCCGCTGCCAAGCACCGTGACAACCCCGCGCGTGCGGTAGATGCGGCGCCAGAGGTCATCGCCGCGGTCAGCCTGCGCAAACAGGTAGCGCGGGAACAACGGCCTGATCCGGTCCCGGAGGTAGTGGGATGGGAGCCACGTGCAGAGGCCGAGCGTCCGGAGTTCCTGATCGGCGAGGGTCTCGCGGCCGGACTCGGTGTTGACGCAGAGCCATTGGAACGCTGGCTCGCCACGGCATCCGCACGGAACGAAGGCACCGACGGGCGCGCCTGCTTCCGACATGCGGTCTATTTGTGCAGCTTCGATACCTTTGTCCAACGCAATCGTGAGTCGGCGCCACGAATCACGAGATAGACGCGCGCCGCGATCGGGGTTCGGCGGGGTCTATCCGGGGGCAAATCCGCGCGGGCGGACTCCGGTAAAACCCCCTCCGGAGGGGTTTTGCTACTCCAGTGAATTCAGAATTTTCGCATCGCGATTCACAACTGAAATTCAAATAGACGAACGTGATTCCGCGTGCGGTGATTCATCCGCGTCTAATTCGGAAATTGTCGGTGAAAATATGCGCGTCGCGATGCGCGCAGACGCTAATCGACGGCTGGAATCGCTACCCAGCGCGCGTCGTTGGCGACCGGCATGCGGAGCTCGCCGGCCTCGATCCGCGCCACCATCGCCTTCAGCACCGGCAGCAACTGCGCGGCCGCGGCGTTGGAGTAGACGGCGTGCTCCTCCGGGGCGTCGGCCGGGTCGAACACCACCACCACAGCCTTGAGCAGCCCCAGCGCGTCGATCGCCTCTATCGCCTCGTTGGCGACGTCATCGACGTCGTAGTCGGTCATGGGCCGTCCTCGCCGTCATCCGCGTCCAGGCGGCGGTAGATCACGGCGAGCGATGGCGGGCATCCGGACGGACACCGCAAGTCGCGGGTCGCGGCAGCCCTGCCGGCCGGGGTCGAGAGCGTCAGCCGGGCATCCCACTCGGCCCCGCACGATCCGCAGCGCAGCGCCAGCTTGTCGGCCAGGACGCCGCTCATCAGCGGATGCCGATGCGCTGGACGGGCGGCGCGCGCAGCGCGTGCCAGATCGGGTCCGGGTCCGCGGCGGACGGGGCCGGCAGCGGGTCCGGGTCGGTGAACGTGGCCATGAGTGCGGCCAGCGATGCGTGCGCCTGGTCGGCGGACTGGAGCGCGACGGCGAGGCGGAGGCGGGCGTAGTCGAGTTCGCCACGCAGCACGGTGATCAGCGCCTCGGGGTCGAAGTCCGGCACGGTGCCGGGGGTGGCGGCGGGATAGGGCCCTGTGGTGACGGTCATGGAGGTTCCTTTAGTGGCTGATTACCTGGAGTTCGGCGCCGAAGCGCAGCACGCGGCAGTCCCGGCACTGCACGACGTAGCGGGTGGCCGAGGAGCGCGAGGCGAGGCAGTTGCGCCGGAAGATCACCCCGGCCGACCGCACCCACTGGCCTGCCGGCGCCACCTCTATGACAACCCCCTCCTCTCTCATGCCGGCCCTGGCCCAGCCGCCCGCCACGCAGGTCAGGACGGCGGTGCCGAGGTCGATCCCGGCGGGAGCGGTGTTGGCGGCCACGAACTCCTCCAGGGTCAGCGGACGGCGCCCCTTCAGGGCGCCGTCTACTTGCGGCGGAGCGGCCCGGAGCGCGGTCACATCAACTGGTATCCGGGCTCGTCAGCGCCTCCTCCGCCTGGATCATCTGATCCTCGAAGCGGTGCGGCCGGGCCACGTAGTCGTGGAACTCGGGCAGATCGACGTCAGCGAGCAGGCCGGCAGCGAGCAGGCCCTCCACGGCGGCAATCCATCGCAGGGCATCGGCTGGCTTCCAGGCCCGGCAGGCGGCGTCGAAGGCCTCCCGCAGTGGTATCCCCGGCCCGTCTGGCGCTTCCGCCCGGCGCCTGGTCAGAGCCTCCAGCCGGGCATCGAGCGCCAGGTCCGCTTCCGAGCGGGGCGGCGGGTGTTGAGATGAGGGGCAGGCCGGCGGGGCGGCTTTTTGCGCAGCCTTGGCTTTCTCGATCGACAGGGCGGCTTTGATTGCTTTGGTGAACAGGCCAAGCGAGTGAACCGGGAGAGGATTGCGCAGTCTGTCTTCCGCGACGGCGCCAAGGATCAATGGCTCCGAGATGCCGGGATAGGTCAGCCACTCGCCGACCTTGGCGACATCGGCATCGTCCGGCTTCCCGTAGCCGCAGAGTTCACCGACCTTCCGGGCGAGGGCAGTGTCTGCGGACTCCGGTGAATTAACCGGAGTCGGACTCCGGTGAATTGCCCCCTCCGACTCCGGTGAAACCCCCAATTCACCGGAGTCACCGGCGCGCGCACTCACGCGACTACCACTACAACAATCAAACGAATTCAACTGGTTAGTGGTAGTGGTAGTGGTAGTGGTAGTCGCGAGGGACTCCGGTGAATTGAGGTAATTAACCGGAGTCGGAGAGGGGGGTTTACCGGAGTCAGACTCCGGTGAATTGGGGGTTTCACCGGAGTCGGAGGGGGGTAATTTACCGGAGTCGGAGAGGCTCCCCTGGACCACCTGGAACGGGAAACGCAGGGGTGGTTGCGCGCCGGCTTCCGGACGCGGCTTGCTGCCGATCAGCTTGCCTCGGGCGTTTTCGCCGGGGGTCAGGCCAAGGCCGGGCGGTATGCCGATATCGACGCCGCCGATCTCGATCAGGCGCCCTCGCTTGAACAGTTCAGCCAGCCAGCCGGCCACATCGACATCCTGCGGGTTGACCTGGGCCATTCGCAGCATGACCAGGTCAGCGCGCGTCTGGAAACGGTGCCCCGGCTCTCCCAGGTGCAGGCGGAAGCCGTCGCCGTTTTCGTGGATGGCAATGACAAGCCGGACCCAAAAGTCGCAGGCTGACAAACTAAGCGAGACGACCGCGTTTCGCTCCGCGAAGTCCCAGGCGCGGCCGTGTGCCGTGCGCCGCGACATCTTCTTCGGCTGAGGTCGCTGTTGAGTTTCGCCGACTGCCGCGGATGGGCCAACGGCTGCCTGCTCAGCCGCTTCCGCCGCGCGAGCCTTCTTGACCAGGTCCCAGACATGCGACGGCGCGCGGTCCTCAACCTCCGCGATTTTCTCGATCGGCGTGCCATACAGGGTGTGCTGCCGCAGGTACTCCCGCGCTTTCTCCTGTGTCGCCGGATTCGGAGGCCGTCCGGGGCCGGGCTTCGACGCCGACATCAGCTTTGATGAACGATTGTGATGAGGGGCGCCCCATCGGGACAGGCGATTTCCTCTGGGGCGGCGAACTTTTTGTCGATTTTGACAAGCAGTTGCCTCTCCACGAGTCTGGTTAGATCCCAGCCAGGAGCGCCACCAGACCTTTGCATTCGAAGAAAGTGGAGTAATTCCTCCTCGGAACAGGCCTTGCTCAGATCTGGATCGGTGCAGGCCGGCAACTCGCCGCGACCATATAACCGCATCAGCTTGATCCAAAGCAGCACCGTCGAATCGGGCAGGCCGATGAAGCGCCGATCGCGCTCAACCATATCGAGCACACGCTCGGAGAGGCTCCGCGCCATCACCCAACCCCGCACACAAGGCCGAGAATCTCGCAAACTTCACGCGAAAGTAGACGGCGGGGGATAGACGGGAATCGGGCGGGTGTGTATGACGGTAATTGCAATGGAAGCCTACCGAACCGGCAGTTGGGTCCAACCAACTGCCGGTTGTCTTTTTGGGTTAAGACTTATGGCGTTCGGATACCGAAGCCGCGAAAAGCGCAGTCCGGGCCTCGTTTTCTGCTGACGAGAGCGCATCGGACAGGATGGTATTGACTAAGCGCAAAATTGCGCTGACGCCCTCCACGCACCCAATGGTTGAGGTGGCGGCGAGGAACTCGCGATCTCCAGACTCATCGATGACGACGGCGCGGCGCGGACCGGGACTCGGAGCGCGCGCGGGCGTCATGCGGCGTCCGCCTGCTGATGCGGCTCGCTGTCTTCTGCTGACGGCGGCTTGGCGGTCGCGCGCTTTGCGCGGGGCGCACGGTCAGCGCTCGGAACCGCCGTCACTGCGTCCCGGATGCGCCGATAGTTATCCAGGTTCGGCTCCGTCTTCCCGGCCTTCCACCGACTGAAGATCGACGGCGCTACGCCGGCCCGCCGGCACACTTCAGCAATCGGTATTCCAGCCCGCTGGGCAAGCCGCTCGATGTCGGCGGGTGTAAGCAAATCAGCCATGAGTCTAATTTATGTGCAAAATTGCAAACACGTCAAGAGGACTCTTGCAAACGGACTGCCGGCGGATTGCGTGCAATTCTGCGCACAATGGAGATCGACGATCAGCAAGCCGCAATCCGCGACCTAATCCGATTGATGATGGAAAAAACCGGCCTTGATCCGACAGGCTTGGCTAGATCGGCAGGGGTGGCGCCATCGACGCTCACGCGATTTCTCAATCAGCCTGTGAAACACCTGCTGACGGCGCGCACGCTGGCGAAGCTATCAAAGGTCAGCGGTGTACCCGTTCCCGTCGGCAGCCCGCTTACCACCGGTTCTGAGCAAGAACTTCTCGACGCATACCGGTCATCCGACCAGCAGGGCCGCGAAATGATTATGCGCCTCGCCAGGTCCGTCCGGCGGACGCCTCCCTCAGAAACGGGCAATGACCCTCCCGCCGCGACAAATCGCCCTCGCGCAGTGGGATGCGGCGTGCCGGTTGTTCCGCTGCCGCGGCGCCGTTAAATCCCGTCCGTGGAAGATGACTCTCATGAGGCCGCCGAGGCCCAACGCCTTTTCGCTGCGGCACTACGGGAAGCCCGTCTTCGCTATGGCCAGGAAACCGGACAGGGAAGCCTTACCCAGAAGGAGTTCGCCCGGATGCTGGGGATCAGTGGCGATCGCCCGGAGGAGCGGTATCGACTGTATGAGTCCGGAAAACGCGAGCCGCCGCTCTGGATACTCTCCGCCCTGCGCCGGGTGACAGGTTACTCTCTGGACGATCTGATTGCCCAGATGCCGGCAGGCCGCCGCTTGGCACGTGACGCACCTGCCGACCCCCGTCCGAAGCGCCGGGCCATCGGCTGATTGCCCCACGTCACGGCGTGCGGCCTTGTGCCGGCTGCACCACGATCGAACCGGGCTGAAAGATAACCTGCGGCGGGATGGACAGCGGCTCTCTCTGCCCGAGCTTGAACCCAAGCACGCCGGCAACTCCGGCCACGGCAGCGATAATCAGGGCGAGATTTCGCGGTGTCTCCCAAAACGCCTGCCTGGTCTTCAGATCAATGTCGGCCCGCATCAGCTTCATCCTCAGTTGCCGCTCGTCGTCGTCAGTCTCATCCATGCCGCCATTGTAGCAGTGCGCGGTGATGTGGTCATGTGCAATTATGCACTTGACGCCGTATGCAATAATGCACATACTCCCTCCATCGAGCCACCCCGGCGCCGATGAGAGGACCACCCAGTGAACGCCCCGTATCCCACCCAACTGCAACTCCGAGCCGAGTCCGCGATCGGCGCACTGCTGGCCGAGCAAGCCGCCGCAACCGCCGCGTTCCTTGTCATCGTCCGCACCGCGCAGGCCGGTATCGCCGCGCTGAATTTCCCGCTCGGCAGCCCGGCGCACCGCTTCGACCTGATCGACATCACCAGCACGCTGGACGACTGGCAGGACGGCCGCGAGGAGGTGTTTCTCGAAGAAGCGGCCGAGGACCTGGTGCTCGAAAGGCTCGCGGCATGAGCATCATTCACGACATGGAGCAAGGCACGCCGGAATGGCTGGCCGCGCGCCTCGGCATTCCTACAGCGAGCGAATTTCATCGCATCATCACCGCCGCGAAGGGCGAACTATCGAAGCAGGCCCGCAAGTACGCGCAACAACTGGTCGCCGAAACGCTCCTCGGCGAACCGCTAGACACCGGCATCGGTAACCTGGAATTGGTTGCGCGCGGCAGGCTGCTCGAACCGCTGGCGGTGCAGCAGTATGAGGCCGCCACGGGCACCGAAACGCGCGCCGTCGGCTTCATCACCACCAACGACGGTCGCGTCGGGTGCAGCCCGGACCGGCTGATCGGCCAGCGCGGCGGACTCGAGATCAAGTGCCCGGCGCCGCTGACGCACATGGGTTATCTGATCGACGGCCCGGGCGACGACCACAAGCAACAGGTGCAGGGGCAACTGGCTGTCGCAGAACTTGAGTGGGTTGATCTTTACTCGTTTCATCCGGACCTGCCGCCGGCCAAGATCCGCACGTACCGGGACGAACCGTACATCGCGAAGATGAGCATGGCGCTCGCCGAGTTTCTGGACATGCGGGACGCGATGCTGGCGAAGGCCACAGCCGACGGCTGGCAGCCACGCGACAAAATCGCCCAGCCCGCGACATTCGGCGCAATCAAACTAGCCGCGTAACGATCAATTTCACATCCGCACAGGGACCACGACGATGTCACTCGGCTTGAAGGCATACCACACCGGCGGGGAGTTCTCCCCGCGCATCGAATACAACGCGAAGTCAGGACGGATGACCCGCGTAGACCGGACGGCGGACGGCACCGAAAACATCAAGATCGACATCACCATGTCGCAGCCGGTGTTCGCTTGGGACATCGGCTCCATCGAGATCGGATGGGCCAACTTTCAGTCCGGCGCGGCGCCGAGCCTTGTCATGGTGCCATACGGGCAGCCGATGCCGGCGCGTCCGAACCGCGAGCACAAGGCGGGGTTTCGATCGAAAGTCTGGGATGGCGGCGAGCCGGTCGCGCGCGAGTTCAGCGCCACCGCCGGCGTGACGGTCAACGCGATCGAGGCGCTGTGGGATCAACTGACCGCCGCGCCCGAAGCGATCGCCGGCAAGATCCCGGTCATCCGGCTGGTGAACGTCATCGCGATCACCGCGCAGCGCGGCACGAACTACGCGCCTGACTTCCGGCTGGTGCTGTGGATCGAGCGTGACGAACGGGTGTTCGGCCCGCGCACGGTCGCGGCCCCGGGTCAGCCGGCCATCGTGCCGATTGTGCAGGCGACGCCCGCACCCGCCGCGCCGACGCCCGCGGCGTGGCCGACCTCCGCGCCCGCGGTCGCCACACCTACCGCATGGCCAGTGGCCGCCTGATCAACCCCGCATTTCACACCGGAGCAATGACCATGTCAGACATCATCACCAGCCCGTTCGACGCGGCAATCGACACACTGCGGGAGCGCGAGCGGAACCTCGACACCGAGGCGCAATCGCTGATTATCCGGCGCGACGAGGTTCGCGAAATGATCGCCGTGCTGACCAGCCGCAAACCGCGCGCCCCGCGGAAGCCGCGAGCCATGACGGAAGCGGCGCCCGTCACGACGGAGGAGGCTGCTCCGCGACCGGGGGTGTTCGCGGCACCCTTCTCCGTGGTGGCGCCCGACGCGGCGGAGGCGGCGTGATGTCCTTCGACCACGACGGCTGGAGTGCCGCGGACGAAGCTCGCGCGGACGCACTCTGGGAGCAGCGCCAGGAGTATGCGGAGGACCTGGCGGACGAACGTGCACAGCGCCAGGCGCAGCGTTGCCAGTGCCATGACGAGGGATGGCCGGGATCATGCCCCGGTCCCGCGAACTGCCCTTGTTGCAACCATGACGATGAGGAGGCCGCGTGATGTCGCACTCTCTCGCCGCCCAGCTCGACGCGATCGCGGCTGACCCGTCGCCGGCAGCCATCGCGAGCCTGCTGCCGATCGCCGTCCTGGTGCGGCGCATGGAACGCGCGCTCGACGAGCACGTGGCGAATGCGATGTCGGACTGGCGGATGGTTGAGGCCGCGCGTGTGCACATGCGCGGGCCGTTCGACCTGGTTATGGGAGGGCGGGCGTGAGCGATCCGCTATTCGTCTGCCCGATCTGCAAGCGGCAGTCCTGGCATCCGCGCGATGCAGAACAGCGGTTCTGCGCCAAATGCGGTTTCGTCGACGATGTGCTCGCCGAGTGGAAGATCAGAGCCCTGATGCTGGTCGGCGAAAACGAAGCCTCGGCTCTCCTTGCCAAAGACGACAAGCCCGCTCCGAATAAGTCCGATGGCTGACCGCCCGGTTGGATTCGGCGCCCAGTGCATGCGCATCGCCGCCCTGGCTGAACGTTGGGATTGCTCGCCCGGAAAAGTTCGGGCGATGATCCGATCGGGCGAACTTCCCGCCTTGCGTCTTGGTACCATGCTGCGGATACCCATCGCGGCAGTCATCGCATTCGAGGCACAATGCGAGCAGCAGATCGCCCCAGACTCTGCCGGGTCGCCGGACGCGACACGTGGCACATCTATCACGCCCGCCGTCGCATCTCTACGGGCTGCACGGATCGCGCAGGCGCGGAAGCGGTCCTTGCAAACTACCTGACCGAAAGCGGCAAGCCGCAGCTTGCCGTCGTCTCCATCGCGGTCATTCTGGAACGCTACCTCGCCAACCGGCGGGAGATTGCGATTCCCGGCGCCGACCGGCTCGGCTGGGCGCACAAGCCGCTCACCCGCATCCTCGGTGCCAAGCCCCCGGAAGCCATCACCGAGGCCGAGTGCCGCCGCTATGCCGTGAAGCGGTGTGGCGAAGGTGTGTCTGACGCTACGATACGGACCGAACTCCAGGCACTGAGGGCAGCGTTGCGGTGGGCCGCCGCGCGCGATATCCGCCTGATCACCGAGGCGCCGAAAATCACCATGCCGTCCCGGCCGGAACCTCGCATCCGCTGGCTTACCCGGGCAGAAGCCGCCTCACTTCTCGCCGGGTGCCGCGCGCCGCACGTCGCCCTGTTCGTGACGATCGCGCTGCATACGGGTGCGCGTTCCGGCGCCATCCTGGCACTGACATGGGAGCGCGTAGACCTCGACAACCGCGTGCTCGACTTCCGCGAGCCGGGGCGCAAGCGGACCCGAAAGCGCCGGGTCACTGTTCCGATCAACGACACGCTGCACGCCGCGCTGACCGAGGCGAAGGCGCTGGCGACGACAGAAACAGTTATAGAGTGGGCTGGCGGTTCGATTGCACGGATCAAGCACGCGTTCCGGGACGCTGCGGCGCGTGCAAATTTGCACAGCGTCACCCCGCATGTGCTGCGGCATACCGCGGTGACCTGGATGCTTCAGGCCGGGGTCAATCCATGGGCGGTCGCAGGGTTCACCGGGATGACGCTGGAAATGGTTCAGCAGGTCTATGGCCATCACCACCCTGACCACCTACGCGACGCCGCCCGCGCGCTCGGATAAACACTGTTTGTGTTCATCCGGACAACCGGGCACTGCGTCTTTTCGGGACAACCCTTTGAATCGGCTGGTCGGAGTGAGAGGATTCGAACCTCCGGCCCCTGCGTCCCGAAGACCGCGGCCAATCGAGCATATAAGCCGGTTTCCGCGCAAATCGGCACCTTCAGCAGAGCGATTTCGTCACGGAGTTGCGCGGGTTTCCAGCGCGTGCGTGTTCACCCGCACAACCGGGCACTGCGTCTGTTATGGCCTACCGGAAGCCTTCGATCCAGCGGCGCGCGCCCTCCGTGTCCCGGTTTATGATGTAAAGCATCCCCAACTGCATGAGCGCATCGTTGCAACCCGTCTCCGGGTGCTTGCCTAGATCGCTCGCCATCGAAGTGATGGCGTTCATGACATCACCGTTGTCGAGATACACGAGCGCGCGCTGCTTACACCACGCCAGATGTTCGCCTCTATCCCGCATGCAAGGCATCCTTGTCGCTGCCCGGTTCGATCTGCCCGTTCGGCTTCGGAAGCTGCGCACCGCCGCCGATCATCAGCCGCCGATCGCCGGCCACCACACGGGGCAACGCATTCGGCAGGCTCTCGCGCAGCAGCCGGTTCGCACGCCGCCGAAACCCGGTCGGAACCTCCGGCGCATTCGCCAGCGCGACAGCCGACGGGACAGCGCGCTCGACCACCGCGAGCCTCGCGTCTGCCATGTCAGACGAATTGTCCGCCGCCGGCCGGACCAGCGCATCGAGCGGTTCGCGCTCCGCCCGGACCTCGCGATCGATCGCTCCAGTCAACCAAGCGCCGACGGTGACCTTGCGCCGCTGGGCGGCATCCGCCGCTGCATCGCGCACCGCTTTCGTCACGCCGCGCACCGTCCATCTGTCGTCGTCGTCTGCCATGTCTGCCCCCGATTCGCGGCGAGTCTGGCCGAGTTCTTGCGCCTTGTCTGCCGATTGTGTCAGACTCCGCAAATTGTTTTGAGCTGCGGCATATGAGCGACACGCGGAGCGTCCGGCGCTTCGCAATCTCCGCGCCGATACGACTTGCCAAAACACAGCGCCCGGTTGAAATATTCCGCGCTCTCACAAGAGGAACAGCCGTCATGGCACAGGTAAAAACATTCGCGCGGGCATTCTTCGCCGCCTTGGACACACTGCCGCAACCTCCCCGCCTATCGGTCGCACAGACCGCGTTCGAGGCATTCACGGGCGCCCTGGGCGACGCGCCGGAACCGCGGCACCAAGCGGCCGTGGCGGCCGCCGTCAAAGACGCAGCCACGCCCGCTCCCGCGCGTGCCCGGGCCGCCGCCAAGCCCGCGGAGAAGACTGCACCGGTCAGACGTGCGCGCAAGGCGAGGACGGCGCGGGCACCGCAGGCGCAGACCGGAAACGGCACCGCCGCAGCGGCCTGACGTGAGTGCGAAGCTCAAACTGACCGGCGCAACCTTCCACCTGTGGACCGTGCTCGGCCAGGGAGAGCCTCCGGCGCACATCCTGCGGCACGCCTACCGAGTTCAGACCTGGTGGCGATGCCGCTGCGAGTGCGGCACGGAAAAGACCGTCAGCGCGGGTTCGCTGCGGATCGGCTCGCGAAGCTGCGGCTGTCTGCGCGACGCCGCCAGCCGGGCGCGGTTGAGGTCGCGGGATCAGGCGGCATGACGAGCATCGGCGCAAGATCCGTCCGCGGTGAGCGCCTTTTGGCACGGTCGGCGGGATTCCCACGACTCACCGCCGGCCGGCGTCATCCCCGATGCTGAAGCCGGGCGACAACTTCAACTGGACCGCGGTCGGATGGGGCGCGCCGGACCAGTGCCGCACGGACAAGTGCTCCTACTGCGACGCGCCGTTCAGCGAGGACGAGATCCCGCTGATCCTGTGGAACACCGACGGCTGGTGCGCGGAGTTCTGCGAAGCGTGCCAGCGGACGCACTGGGGGATGGAGATCAAATGACCGACGAGCAACCGGTTGAAGCCGCCGAAGCCGCGGCCGCCAGGCGCTACATCGAGACCTTCCGGCGGCACACGCTGCCCGGCACGAAATGGGTCGATACCGGCGAGCGGCGCATCGTCCTCGATGACATGACCGATGCGGACGCCGTGTTCGTGGCCAGAGAGTTTCAGTTGATCGAGATGGAAGCCGCCAGACGGCACGAGGGGATGGGCGTGCCATGATCAACGAGAGGCCGGTTGACGACCCCAAGCTGCAAGCCGCCCTCAACGAGATCCGGGCTGTGATGGAACGCTACGACTTTCCCGGCGCCGTCATGCTGGTCGCACCCGAGGAAGCTGTGTTCTCCTACAAAATGGACGCGAGCTGGTCGGCGCTGCGCAAGGACCGATCATTGCCGATGGGCTTCCGGTTTCGCGCGGTGTCATCGGAGACGGGCAAACGGGAGACGGAGCGCCGGGTCGAGGGTGCGATGCACACGTTCTGCCAGCTCTCCGACTTCGGCGAGCAGACTACGGCCTGGATGGAGGATCTGAAGCTGATGTTGCGCCGCGCCGGTATTGACTTCGAACACACGCCGTTCGGCGGAAAGCCGCTCCCGCATTTGGGCACCGCGCCATGAAGCTGACAATCGAACCAACCCCGCATTTCTTCATGGCGGGCGAGGTCATGGTGCGGATGTGGCAGGGCATCGACCAGAATGGCGCCGATGTAGTCGCGCTGGTGTCAGCAGTCGCGTTCACCGGGCAGGCCGAGGCGTTCGCGGAGGGGCTTGTGCCAATTCCGCCGCCGGATGCGGAGGACGCCCAACGCTGGGCGGAAAAGATCATGGGCAAGGCGGGATTGGCGGGATGATAAAGGCAACAGTCAAAGGTTCCGACGGCCGGGAACTCCTGGTGATCGGCTTGAGCTTCGGCAATCTCGATAAGTTCCGCGCCATGCCCGGGGACACGTACATCAAGATCGACGGTCGCGAGATCGGCCTCTCCGTGGATATCATGATCTTTTCAGGCGAAACCGAAGCGCACTGCGCCGAGACGCTAAAGGAGTTCATCGGTCCGGCGACGCGGACTAACGTCAGCGACCGGCTGAAGCAGTGACCATCGCGGCGGATCTGCCGACAGGTCTGTCGGCGAGGCGAAGAAACTAGACTTGCGCTCTCTCCGGCTCTGCCGGCTGGCTGCCACGGTTCGAGGCCTCCTCCAGCAGACCGAGTAGTGCGCGCATCTCACCGGACACCCGCGCGTCCCCGGCAACCATGCGCTGGATCGAGCGCAGGATATTCTTCTCGTCGCGATCATCGCCGAGCTGCTTCATGCGCCGGGCCAATCCGCTCTGCGTAAGCCCCAGCCCGGCGATCCTGGCGCGGAATTCGCTGTATTGATCGGGCATCTTCAACTCCGTGCTGCGTCGTGGTATGGCACCAGAAAGCGGGGGTCTTGCGACCCCCGCCCTCCGGCTGGTTAAAAGCGGATCTCGATTGAGCCCTTGATCCGCTTCTTTCCCCACCGGAAGTCCCAAGCGATGCGAATTCGCATCTCTGGTTCCTCCGTTGGCCTTCGAACCCATTTCCGAAGGCCCGATCTATATACGTCATAATGACGTAGCACGCAATCGATGAGGCGATCAGCCATAAAAAATCCCCGCGACGC